ACAACACCCTGCTGTGATCCAGCCTCGATACGTAAGGTTTGCAATATTGAATTGTAATTCAATCCTACGTGTACTTTTTGTGCCGTTCTATCTAATGTAATATTACCTCCACTTACAGTTTTGTCAGCGTGCGTTGCGCCATCTGCTAATATTGATACAACTTCACCCTCTAAATGATCTAATCCTGATATTGTCGATGTTGGTACGTCATCGTAAGTCAATCCGCTATCTACAAAAAAAGCATTGTCTTGGGCCTCTCCAAATTCAAAGTTTGTCAAAAATTCAACAAATCTTCTTGTTGATCCGTTTACGTATCTTTTGACTAAAAGATATAATTGATATTCGTCTTGATCACTTGGTATGACAGCCACAGACTCAACTACAGCGTCTAATAAAATTTTATCTGTCCTTGCTGTAGTGACTGTAAAATCGTAAGTCAAATCTACAAAAGTTTTAATTTTTCTATCTGCTGCTATTTTAAATTGATTTTTATCTATTTTTTTTACAAAATATTTTTGTTTATCAGTTATATTTTCTAAACCTGTGCCGCCAAGATTATAATAAAAATGATCACCTGTTGAAAGACCGTGAGATGCAGAGTACACTACATTAGTTGCTAAATTTACTCCTTTGACAATATATTGTGTAGTATCTGATCCTGGTGCTGTTGTAAGATCTACTGCAGTGCCAGCTGTTGCGTTTGCAGAAGTTGTTGCAAGTTTTAAAGTATTGCTGTCTGTTGCAATTGCAAAATACAAAAGGTCTGTAGTGATCCCTCCTATAGCGTTGCTTTCTGTAAAATAATAGACAGGGTCGCCAGTGCTAAAACCGTGTGAGCTGATTGTAATTGTGTTGTTTGTTGTACTAACGTTTGTTGAATTAGCTGTAAAACTTTTGAATGACCGTACAATACTTTTACCGCTATCACTAAATCCGCCTAAAATATGCCTGTGCCATCCAACAACTTTTTCATTTCTTTGGTATGTGAGTCCAAGCAATGTACCATCTGCCCTAGTGGCCCACAATATACTGTCAGGTTCTTGTTGATATGCAAAAGATGTAATACCTCCTTGAGTTATGTGTTCTGCTAAAATAGTCATATCAGGTGCAATAAAACCATCGACTTCATAGTTGTAAACCATTTCACGCACTTTTCTTTTTGCACGTTGTAAAAACATTGTAACGTTTGCAATTTGTATTGCATCAACGTTTGCAGATCCATAGTTTGTTTGTCGAGTTATTTGTATGTTTGTTGGAGTTATTGGCTCACTGTTTGTACCAGAAGTTGCAATAAATTCACCGCCTATTGTACCTATTAGAAGTTGTGTTTGATTTGATAAAAATCTTATAGCGTTGACCTGATTACTTGCAATTGTATAGATCATAGCATCAGTTGCGTTTGTGCCAGTGGCAAAAGATTCATAAGAACCAGCAACACTAAACCATAATGATTGAGGATTATTGTTTGTGCCTGCAAAAACTAATCGTTGTTCAAAAAAAGTAACTGAGCTAGGCCTATTATCTGAGCCACTTAGACCAGGGCTGGGGCTGCCTGTTATTGAAACTGTTGCTAGTGACCAAGATGTATGTCCTGTTCTTGTAAGTTTTCTTATATCAACATCAGGATGAACTAAATACATCACGTCAGCTGATTGAGCAAACTTTATATCAAACAGTTGTGCAGTTGTGTAGGGGGAGGTTATTTGATAAATTTTAAATGCAGATCCTGCGGAGGCGTAAGTTGTAAGTGAGGATGTATCAAAATTGTTGCCGTCCATATCTTGTAACTGAAATGTGTTAGTTGTAACTCCAGCAACTTTAAACTGTCTGCCATTTAATTCTGTCATGCCGACCACACCTGATATTATTACATAGTCACCATTTGAATATCCGTGAGAGCTGGCAGTCACTACGCCTGGGCTTGCTTTTGTTATAGCTGATATAGTTTTTGCAGCCTCAGTAATTATACCGTTGTCTTTAAAAAATCTGATGTACTCGTTGCCAAACTCCATAATATAAGTTTGTGTTGTTGAAAACTCAAAAGGAATAAGTCTAGTGCTATTTGCAGAAGTTTTTACTTCACTTATAAATTTTGTGCCTGGCCTTCTTGATGCACCACCATGCGGGTGTATAACCATATTTTCTAAGGTTTTTGTGCCACTAAAATATTTTTCAAGATCAATACGTCCATCAAGCCTAGGTGACAGCTCTCCTGATGTAAAACTTGAAAAGCCAAAAGTTGTTTTAGCCATTAATACCTCGCATTAATAAATGTACTTGCATCAACGTCATACGGAGTGCCTTCTGATGCATCTACAAAGCGTGCCTCTCTTAGTTTTTCTCTATATATGGCCTCAAGTTGTGTTGCTACAGTATTAGATTGTGTGACTGCGTAAGCAAGCTCTGCAGCAAGTCTTGATGCAATAGTTTCAACTAAAAGTGTGTCGTATTCTTGGGGGTCAGTTATTTTTGCAATGTATGTTAAAAATATTTCGGGTTCGTCCGTAATAACTTTTTTGCCCTCGATTTTATAAGTTTGGCCTCCACTTAACATAGACGATGATCCGTTATGAAAACCGCCTATTTGTATAACTCTGATGCAATCAGCAGGTAATGTATATTGTTTTTCATATTCGTATGCAGGTGCTGTGGTATCAGCTGCCAGCTCAACTCTTTTAACTAAACAATTCCAATAATGTGTTCTAAATATTGCATCACGTACAGGTTCATATCTTTGGTTGCATAATCTTGCATTACGTGAATCTTCTGTTAATGCTGTGATGTTTGCAGCACCTAAGCTGTTAAGTGCTGAGTTACAAATTTCTACTACTGATGTCATATTAACCTACTAATGTTTTTTTGTTAGATGCTTTGTTGTTGGCGGCAAACTTAGCAGCAGCCTCTTTGCTGCCAAAGCCCCATTTTTTTAATGCAAGTTTTAATCTTGTTGGCTTACCATCTTTTTCTAACGGGCCTTTCATGCCAGAAAATCTTGCAGCAAACGAAACCCTTCTTGGGTTTGTACCTTTTGCCACTGGTGCTTTTACACCATAAAATTCTCTACCTTTTTTGTTAAGACCGCCAGATGGATTCTGGTGTTCTTTACGTGCCATTAGCCAACCAACGTATTTTTCTTTTTCTTGTTTTTTATAGCCGCAGCTATAACGTCACCTCTTGTAACTTTGTTTGGGTCGCCATACATAGCTGCAAGGTTTTTGTTTTTGTTTTTGTTTTTGTCTTTTTTGTCAACGTGTCCAGGCATAATTATCTCCTAACCTACCATTGTTTGTTTCTTTTTTTTCTTTGGATCGTACGCAGTTTTTGCAGACTGAGCTAGGGCCTTGTCTGTAACAGTGCCTTTGCCTGGTCTTGATTTGCCTGCGGCTTTCCTTTTGTTCATATAATAATACAAACCTTTTTTTACGGTTCTACCGTCTTTTGTTTTATGTGTGTGTTTCATAAAGTCCTCATAATATTGAGAGGCAGCCCGAAGGCTGCCCCTGTAGTTGCTAGTTTATAACATAGTGAATGTTGAAAGACATGTCTCCAGCAGTACCACCATCAGCTGCCATAGTAGCAGCAATATAGAAGTACCCACCTGGATCTTCACTGTCTCCAGCAAGTTGCCATAGTTGTTGGCCAGCTGTATTTATATCAGCAGCCTCAAAACGAACGTCAGCCATCGCAGCAGCGTCAGCTACTGCAGATGCGAATACGTCTTCGTCTTTTACAACTCCAGCAGACGTGTAAATTCCTACGTTGAAAGTACACGAACCGCCTAGTGTGTCTGAACCAATAAATAGTTGAGATACAACAGCGTTGCTAGGAATCGGTGCAAGCATAACAATGTCATTGTTATCACTATCTCCAGTAGCAAGAGAAACAGTACCTTGAGCTACACGGACTACTCCGCTTAGCAATGCAGCACTACTCTTAACTGATGGAGTTGCTTCGAAATTAGCAATTAGGTCTGAATTTTTAGTACCCATAATTATCTCCTATCTATTATTCGTTGCACGGAATTTGGAAAACTTTTACTTCTTCCATTCTAGTCGCACCAACTGACATACAGTAGTAAACTTGAGTAGAGTAGTTTTTGTCGTTTCTCTCATCAATTTTAGCTGTAATGTCCTTGCCAATAGCAAGTTTGATAGCGTCTTGAGTGAAGGCAAAGCAAAGCCTGTCATCCGTGTTTGTTGCGTCAAAGCTCAATCTGTTAGAAGTGATAAACTTGAACCCTAAGAAAGAGTCAACATCACCCTGAGCAAGAGCTTTAACTGTGTTAAAATCACTAGATTTAATTTCTGTAGTCGCCAACAAATCAGAAATTTGTTGTGGCCCACATACGATATATCTAGGGATCGATGGATCAACACTTTGTAAGTCAAAACGTTTTTTAGCCGCTAATAACTTAGCAATAGTTAAACCATCTGACTGGTCTGATGTTGCAAATTTACTTGCTGTTGGTAGTACAGTTGATGTACCGCCAGACGTGCCAGTAAATGCAGTGCCGCCCAAAGCTGAAATGATCTCGTCATCAATAGCTCTGTTCATTGCAGCTGCTGCTGCTTTTGCGTAAGAGCTAGTTGGATCGATTAACATTCTAACTTTGTCAACGTCATCAATTAGATCCGCCCAAACGTAGTCTTCGAGACTTACACGTCTTCTTGCGTGTGGTGTGTCTAATTGTGGAGTATCAGCATGCCTTGACGTTTTCTTGATAGCAGCTCGTGAGCCAACTTGTTCAAAAAACGCATTTTTACCTGTTATACTCTCAACATCCACCGCACCTCGCAGTTGCGAACCCAACTGTTGCGACAACATTTGTACGTTAGCAGAATACTGCTCGACAAATGCAGTTGTAATTTGTGAACTCATAAAGTCCTCCTTTTTAATTACAATGTTAAGTTAAAAAAAATCAGAAAATTATCCTTACGGGTTCTCTTACATTTTACGATTGCTCATCGGCTGATCTATACTCAGCTGTCAAACAGAGTCCTAGTATTTGGATTGTTCCGTTAAATCTGGGTGTGCCATTTGTCTTAATGAAAAGACTTCATCCACAGCTGCCTGATGATTAGGATGTAATTTATCCCAATATGCAGTGCCTGGCGCAGTCAGCTTGTTTATTTCTGATTGTGCCTCCTGTGGAGTCATAGCACCTGTAGCTGTTTGGTCTGCAGTTATTGTGTCCTCAGAAAAATTACTAGCTAGGTTTGTCAATGCTTTTATAAATTGCGCATTGTTGCCTAGCAGTGATCCGTCTTCTAAGGTAAGCTGCGCCATATCACTACCAAAAAATTTATTAAAAACACCGTTTGCCTCAGCTAATTTTTTATCATAAGCAAGACCGTATTCTTGCCTTAAATCTTGCTCAGACGAAAGCCTGTGTGTTTCTGAAGATGCCTCATTTGATTGTATAGTTTCTGTTTCTAATTCAGAATACCAATCTAACAAAAGCTGTGCTTGATCTGAATTTAATCCAGCTCTAAAAGCAGCATCTTGAAAACCAGGAAGGTTTGTTGCCTCATAACCCTCTGCTGGTGGCGTATAATTTACTTCGTACGCTTCAGGTGAATCTGGTCTACCAAGTTTACCATAAAATTGATTCCAGTCATCTTCTGTTGCGTGTTTGTTTGGCAGTGCAATTTTATCTGCACCCACCATACGTTGTGCGTGAACGTAGCCTTTTGCAAGTTGATCTAGGTCTTGTATGTTTTGCAAAGACGGTTCATTCCTTATATCTTCTGCTAGACTATCAACAAATCTAGCAGGAGTTTCTTCAGGTGTCGTTGCAGATTGCGTGGGAGTTTGTTGCTCCTCCGCTACAGTTGTCTGTAATTCTTCTGACATCTATTTCTCCTTTTGTTTAAGGACATTATCAATCCATAACACGGCAGCTCTCTGTCCTTCATAAAAAGCTGACTCATGGCTGTCACCTTTTACGTTTGTTGTTGCGTAAAAATGACAT